TTTTAGTTGTGTTATAAATTACGTGATACTGTCCCATTATTATCTCCTTTGGTTGGGGTTATAAATTAAGCTGACTTTTTTTCAGCTAATAATTTAAATTGAATGCAATCATAGTTTTCAATTTTGAATTCCTTTTTAACTGGAAAGTCTTTAGTAATTGCATGAAATACAGCAGTGTAAAAATATTTTTGAGCTGTCATTCCAGACTCTTTAAAGTCTTTAAAAACTATGTCCGTATCTTTTCCAGTATTAAATATTTTAAAATTTTTACCAGCCATTACAATAACCTCTCTTTTATATAATTTAGATTTTCTAACATGTTTTCCCAGTTTTCTGGGCTGTAACAATCCCAATTGATATCGTTGCGGTGTTTTAAGCCGTATAGTTGGGCCTCGCAATCTTCGATTAGGATATCTAGTTTTTCTAATACTGGATTACTCATTACTTTGCTCCTCTATGCTTATTTCAAAATCTTCCAAGACTGCAATTGGAACATCAAGATGAAAAACACACAACGCTTGATCTTTTGTTTCACCAAAATAATTATCAAATACGTAGCAAGATTTATCTGGATTATTGAAGTCATCTGACAAAGAACCAAAATAATCTTGATCATCAAAGTCTAACTTTTCGAACTCGACTAGTGGTTTAACTTCTATTCTATAGGCTTTCATTATGCGCTCCTTTTTTCAGTTAATAATTTAAATTGAACACAAAGCTTTGCAAGTTCATCAATTTCTTTTTGTCTCTCTTTGTTCTTTTTTGCCTTCTTAATCTCTCAATAACCGAACTCATATAAGTTGCATCCTATATTTTTGTATTCAATTCAATCATTTTATCAATTGCAACTGTTTAAATCTTTTGCCTTGATAAAACAATAGATCTCTCGATGACCATAACTTGCATTGAAATAACAGTACTCATCCTCGTCATGGTCAACTGTGAGGTCACCTCTGACTTCTGGATCATACTGCAATATTAAACCACTGCCGTGAACCTCTATTAAGGAAATATGATCTGGATCTATTCCCTGCAATTCACTTATTCTTATTTTTAGATCGTTCATTTTACACCGTCCTTGTTTTTTGAGTTAAAATCTTTAATCATTTTATTGAAATCTATGTTTGCATTATTGGAAAAGGCTTCACTGCCGTTGGCTTCGTAATATAAATTCATTTCGGCTTCTGGATCCTCATTGAATAAAACAANATTAAGAAGTGAACCAACTTCATGATCATCATGGTTTTTAATGTCCATCCAATACTCTAATTCGTTTGAATAGTGTGAGCTAAAACCACCTCGACTAGTATATTTTTGTTCTATATATTTTTTGAACTCATCTAGATTTTCTTCTAGATATTTCATTAAAAGAGTTTCATTATATTTAATTTTGCAATTGATTGAATCGGTCGAAAAATTATAATATTTAGGGTTGACGGTTTTTTCGTACTCAACATCTAAAATAATATTGGCGTGTTCAAGGCATGTTAACGAATCACAGATGTATTCACTTACTGCATTTTCAGCAGCTCGATAGTCTATGTAGTCATAAAGGTTTTCGTCAAACCATTGCTTGGTTACTCCTGCCTTATACAGTACTGAGTAATACTCTTTAAATTCGTCTTCTGATAGCTCAGCCTCGCATTCAATAAACCTATCTGACTCGTCGAATATTGAATGATAGTATCCTGTGAATACTGGTAACCAAGTTTCTTGAGTTTTTATTTTCATCATTATCTCCTTTGTTCGGTTTGTTTAATATCTTTTATAAGCTCATTAAGGGCATCAATGTCTAGGTCAACATGATACCAACTGATATTGTCTGGAGTTCCACCATTGGTCATAAAATATTTAAACCTCTCATAGTCTTTAACTCCTTTTGCAATCTCATAAAGTAACTCATCGTTGCCTATCCATAAGGCTACATTCCAAGTCTCGTAATTTTTCCAACCATTATATTCAGTCATAAATACTCCTTAGATTATGTAAGTTAATGCGTGAACTAATACCAATAACAAAACAGAGTTAGCGACTAGTCCATGACCCTTCTGGTTGGCATAGATACCATTCCAATTACCTTTGGTGGCTTCTTTAACCCTAAGTTCAGAGGCGTTTTTCGCCTTGTCCCTTAGAAGATCTTCTCTCTGAATTTGTTTGGATTTTGCTTTGAATTCTCTTCTTAGATCGTCATAGTTAAGTGTCATGATTGTCTCCTTTGTTTTTACTAGTCCTGGGCTGGACTGATTAATCATTTTACTTATACAATAAGTTTAACATTGTTTAACAATAGAGTCAAGTATTATTTTACTTAAAAATATATGGAAAATAATCATCTATATAAGGACGATNATCCTCTTCTTGATAGGCACACTCATAACAATCCTGGGCATCAACAACAGTTATTTGTGGTTTATTTTCGTTGATGTGGTAGACGTTTATTTGATCATAATCTAGGTCTAAATAAGGGTTGGTTATGACAACTAATAACATGAACATAAATAAATAATACACTATGTCATGGATTGTTGGCAGTGCATGATAAATATTAGCATTAGTAATTATGATGTTAGTTGCTGGGTTAGCATTAGATATTCTAATGAATACTGCACACTTTCTTTTGTTTACCATACCGCTCCGCTCCACTAAATATATTTACACCCTCTACTAAATAACCCCCATTTCCTACCCTATTATATATTCATATCTATTTATCAACGCACGATAACAAATATTATCGTGCGTACTGGCATTGGTAAGTAGTTGGAACTAAGGAGATTTTGGTTATAAATAATATTTATGGGGGGGGTGGGGGTCTTGCCTCGATGATAGTTATGAATCCCCCCACACACCCCAAAAAAACCACCCAAAAACGCACCACGATTTGACTTTCTAATGGTGCTCAGTTCCAATTGACTAATGGAATACCCAAAATTAAGCGAAATTCTTAATCGCTACGTATATTATGTGCTCAAAGAGTCTGGATTCAACCAAACCAAAGCAGCAAATCACCTTGGCGTTTCACAGCGAACCATCAGAAACTATCTCACCAGAATAAAAAACATCGACCCCTCTGTGGAAGAAGAAGTCGAGGCTTATAGAAAATTATTGCAAAAGGAAAAGGTTGAAAAATTGAACAAAAAAGATTTTACTATCTTTCCGACAAATGAAGAGCGTATCAATTATTTGAACATGATGATAAATGCCGATAGGCCTAAGAGGGGATACTAGTTGAATCCAGATTATAAAAGCGCAGGAAAGNTATTAATAGAGGACGAGGAAGGATTGACCCCAGTTAAAATTAAAGCTGAGAAATCTTTCCAAGCGGAAATATCTATTTATGATGAGTCAAATCCAGACTCAGTCATGGGACTTCTCGGAAAGAAAAATGAGTTTATTAGAAGAGAAGCAAAAAACCTACCTGAAGAATTAAGACACAGAGATCCATTTGAATTTAGAAAAGAAGTGGATCCAAGTCCGACAATTAATAAAATACGGATTGCTTTTTGGACTGAATACGACAGAACTCTTCACAGCAAAAAGAAAATGCAACTTTACCCAATCCTGAAAGGGATTTGTAGCGTAACGACATTCAAGAAAATTATTTTCGGATCCTGTGAGCTTGGCGTGGATACTGACCCCAGTACAGAGTTACGATACTGCTATGGATGATTTAATGGAGACTTGTTTGTATAAGATGAGACAGGCAATTGATAAATTACACATGACCGAGAGTAAGGATATTCAGGCGATAATGAAAGTGTATGAAGCATTTGATAAAAGAAAACACGGTGAGTATACGCAGAGAATTGAAAAAGAAAGAGCACATTGTTAAAGAGAGTTATGATGCGAGTAAAGTTTTTAGAGGATGCCAATATTGGCGTGATCGAAATAAATAAATAAATGGAGTTTTAAATGTTTGGAAAAAATGAAGCAAAGGAAGAAGTTTTAGAAAAAAAAGCGGAAGTCGAGGGGGCTAAAGAAGTTGAAAAAAGTATTAGAGATGAAGCCGAAAGACCAGAGCTTTTAGATGTGAAATTAAACTTAATGGAACTAAGCCACAGAGATGTTGAGAAGATTGAAAAGTATCGTTATAAGCTGATTGCGAATAAGGGTATGAAAGAATCTAAAAAATTAGCCGAGTTCAAGGAATTTGTTTTTAACTGCTTATTAAGAAAAGATGAAGTTTCTGGAATAAAATGCAGACAGATAAAAAAANNAAAACAGAAAAAAGACAACTTGCTTTACTGCTAAAGGATCTCCCCCACATAAACACAGATAAAGAGTATGGGGGTATTCCTTTTTATAAATGGCAGAGGGATTTTTTTGAGTCAACCAATAAAATGGTTCTGCTTACCGCTGCCAATCAGATCGGTAAGTCGAGCATACAAATTAGAAAACTTATCCACTGGGCCACTAGCCCAAAACAATGGGCCAAACTTTGGCCTAGTAGCCATCATAATGTTGCTCAGTTTTGGTATTTATACCCAACAATGGATGTCGCAACTATTGAGGTAAAAACCAAATGGGAAAAAGAATGGTTACCTCGTGGGGGAATGAAGGAACATCAAATTTATGGCTGGAAGGCAGAGTATCGTGCTAAGAAAATTTATGCTCTTCATTTTAATTCTGGTGTCAGCATATTTTTTAAATCGTATGCTCAAAGCGCAACAGATCTACAAACAGGAACATGCCACTATATCGCAACAGATGAAGAACTTCCTATCAATCTTTATGATGAATTAAAGTTTAGAACATCTGCTACAGATGGATATTTTTCTATGGCATTCACAGCTACACTTGGACAATACGAGTGGGAGTGTGCAATGGAGTCCATAGGGGAACCTCAAGAAACTTTTAAACATGCACACAAAATTCAAGTGTCTTTATATGATTGTTTGAAATATGAGGATGGAGATATTACACCGTGGACGAGATCAAGAATTCAAGATCGAATTGATTCGTGTTCGAGTGAAGCAGAAGTTGAAAAAAGAATTATGGGAAGATTTGTTCGTGATGGTGATTTGAAATATGCAAATTATATTACGAAAGGATTTCAAGTTGAGGATTGGGTGTTTAATAAGAAATACAATTTATATTCTGCTGTGGATCCAGGGAGTGGAGGAGCAAAAGGGCATCCCACTGCGATTAGTTTCCTTGCAGTTAGTCCGGACTATTCGGAAGGGTTTATTTTCCTAGGATGGAGAGGTGATGGTGTAATAACCACGAATGCAGATGCCCTAGATCATTATATCAAGATTCGAGGTGATTTGGTTGTACCCAATCAATTTTACGATTATCACGCAAAAGACTTTTATACATTTGCTGATAGGCAGGATGAGGTGTTTCAAAAGGCAGAAAAGTCTCATGAGATTGGCGAGCCAATATTAAAATCACTTTTAAAATATAATGCCCTTCATGTTGTGACAGGAAATTGTATTAACTTAACTGAATATGGGGCTGAAACTATTCCAGGAGAGTTATCTAAGCTTGTATCTGAGCTTCATACACTTATGGACGATACAGACAAGAGAAATGCTAAAGATGATTTAACTGACACTGTTCGATATAATTGTGCAAAAGTCCCATGGAATTGGAAATTAATTCAAGAAAATCACAGGAAAACGAGAAAAGATAAACGTGGTGGACATTTTGAGAAGAAAGTTAAGGTAATTTCAAAAACCGATGCTCAAATTATTAAGGAAAGAAGAGAAATGTTTGACGAGAAAGAGGAAATGAATCAAGATTATGAAAATGAAATCAACTTCTGGAACGATTGCTATGAAATCTAGTGAAATATGTAAAATCATTGAATCTTGTGGGCAATACGGTGTCTCGAGCATTAAGATGGGAGATATTGAGATAAGTTTTAATGGATTTGTAAAACATTACAAAGAAGATTATCCTGAAAAAGTCAACCCTGTGGAAGAAAGTGTTATTGCTGATCCAAAACTAGAGGAGCAGCTTCACTATGAAATGGCTCAGGATGTAATCGAGAATCTGGCCGTTACTGATCCGCTTGCTTATGAAGAAATGATGGCAAATAAGGAAAATTACGAAGATTCAGAAACAATGATCGATGGTGAATAAATATGGAAATTAGCAACATCTCTCCTGAAATGGTATCTACTGCGACACAAGATGTCCCAATGAAAACGAAATCTGGAGATGATCCAGATGTTGCAAGAGGAAAATCTATATCAGATTTGAACTCGATGTTTCAAAAATCAGAAGATGCAGACAGAGAATTGTTTGCTGAAATGCGATCAAATATTTTATTAGTTAGTGGGGAGCACTACTCGAAAAAGAACAATCGTTTCTGGAACAGATTAAGAGATTCAAGATTATTAAATGTTAACCAGAAATTAAGACTGACAAAAAACCACACCCAAAGAATCACAAAAATTTAATAGTAAACAATATTTTAAAATACTGCCCAGGAGTTAGGATTACTCCTCAATTAGACACTGAAATTCATGATGTAAAAAGTGCTGAATTAAACCAAGCTGTCTGGAACCATATAAAGGTGCAAAACTGATTACAGAAAAAGCGTTACCAAGTGGGCCCAAGACTTTATTGATATTGGTGAGTGTGCTGTAAAAATTTATTATGATCCAAACAAAGGTAGGCTTGAGGGTTACGAGCCCCATGTTGATGAGTTTGGACAAATGGAAATTGACCCACAAACAGGTCAGCCAGTTCCAGATAAAAACAAACCAGTTTTCTCTGGCCAAATTTGTCACCGAAAAAATACACGCATTTAATATTCTGCGTGATCCAGCATCAAAAACATTATCTGATTCGCCTTATTTGGTTTATAGAAAAATGGTTGGTTATCACGAATTGCTATCACAGATTAAAGAGCCTGAAGCTCGTGATAAAATTGAAAAATCTAAAGACGAAACTTTTTTAGTATTTAATGGATCTAATGGTAAATATGAGCAATCAAAACATCAGGTTTTAGTTCGTGAATATTATTTTAGGCCATCTCCAGAATTTCCAAGAGGATATTTTTATATAGCTACGAAAGAAACTATAATCCATGAAGGTGAACTCCCAGGAGGAGTTTTCCCTATTGTAGTGGAGGGATTTGATGAGATTCAAACGACTCCAAGAAAAAGATCAATTATAAAACAATTAAGGCCATACCAAGCCGAAATTAACAGAGCCGCGTCTCAAGTAGCAACTCATCAGGTTACCCTGGGAGATGATAAGTTAATTATAGCAAATGCTGCAAAAGTAGAGCACGGTGGAGTTCTCCCAGGTGTTCGTGTTATTAAAACAAATGGTGTTGGAGCTAATGGTGGGATTAGCATTCTCCCTGGCAGGTCTGGAGAGCAATTTCTTGGTTACATAGCATCTCAAATTGATGAGATGTATCTCGTTGCAAACTTAGACGAGGAAATGAAGAAAAAAGACAATGGAATGATGGATATTTGGGGAACCTTATATGGATCCATCAAAAACAAGAAAGAGTTTTCTATTTATACTGATAGTTTTGAATGCTTTCTTGTTGAGGTTTGTAAATGCTCAATAGAGCTTGCAAAATATCACTACCCTGATACTGAAATTATTCAAATGATTGGTAAAAAAGAACTTGTAAACCTTGAGGAGTTTAGAAGTACAACTCCAATGGAATACGATATTAAAATTGAGCCATCGAGTGATGATGCTGAATCAATTATGGGTAGACAGTCAATGATCAATCACACACTGCAATATGTTGGTGATAAACTTGACCGAAATGATATTGGAAAGATTTTAAAAGAATCTCCAATTGGAAATTTCAACAAAGCATTCGATGATCTTACAGTTGACTATGACAATGCTAAAAACGATATTCTACAGCTAGAGAGAGGGCAGATGCCAAATCTTAATCGCTATGAAGATACAAAATATAAAATTAAAGCTTTAACTCACAGAATGAAACAGAGTGATTATGAATTTTTGGATCCACAAGTCCAACAATTATGTGCTCAATACCTTCAAGTATGTGAGCAAGCTGAATCTCAAAAAGTCGCAGAGATACAACGAGCCGAGTCAGGCTTTATTCCAGATGGTGGTGGATTAATCACTATTAACGGAATTAAGGATGAGAACGGTGAAGTTCTAAGAGTTCCATATTCCAGTATTGAGTGGTTAGTTCAAAAACTAATTGATCAAAATGTGATTAAAGGCTCATTTGAAATTATGAATAATGGAGCTGTTGCTGATATGTCTAATATGTTGGGTAGTCAAGGGGATGTGATCCCAAATTTTTAACATAGGAGAGACATGTGGAAACAGGTCAAGATGTCATTGAGGGAACTCAGGACGCAGAAGTAATTAATGAAGAAATTTTAGCAGAAGAAACACCAGCAGAAGAGCCAGTTGAGCCAGTTGAAGGTGAAGAGACCCCAGCAGAAGAAGCCCCTTATGAGCCAAATTTAACTTATACTTTTAAAGACGAGCAACTCGACTTTGATCCAAAAGTTAAGGATTTTATTAAAAGCAAGGAAGATGAAGAGTATTATAGAGATCTTTTTACTTCAAAAAAAGCTTTTGAACAGTATAAAGAGTTTGGATCCTTAAGAGATCTTGAATCAAAGCTAGATAGTTTCACACAATTCGAAGAATCACATAAATCTCTTGATGGCATTAATCAAGAAATTGATATGCTGGGCAAAATGTTGGAAAAAGGTAATTTTGAGCAATTTAGGCAACACTTGCAAATTAGTAAAGAAGACGTTTTGAAATGGGCAGTTAGTGAAGTGAAGGCCCAAGACGATCCGGCCTTTGCACAACAACTATCAAGTCAAAGAAATCAGGAAATAGAAAATTTTAACTTGCAATTTAACAACCAATTGATGCAAAATAATATTCAAGTGCAGGAAGTTGAGCGTTACAACGCTGAATTAGAGTCATCGCTGGAAAGTAGTGACGTTGCACAGGCCTACGATCAATCCCTGGGAACAGGCGCATTCAAACAGGCCGTCATAGATCATGGATCATTGGTCGCTATGCAAACTGGTAGGAATATGAGTGTTGCAGAGGCAGTAAAAGCCGTTAGTGATCGATTTGGAGGTTTAGTGGCGAACCCAGCAGGAATGCAGCAAGTTCAAGAAACACCTCAGAAGCAAAATGTTGCATCAAACCCAGAGAATACTGTGGTTGTGAAGCAGCAGGGGAAACAAACAATTCCACCCATTAGAGGTGGAGCATCTTCTCCAGCTAAGAAAGGATTTAAGTCATTAGCCGAGTTAAAGGCACATGCTAAATCCATGGAGGATTAACGTAGGAGTTAAATCGTGGCAACAACTAGAACATTTCAGGATATGTTAAATGAGTATTTGACGTATGACCTGTTAAAAGAAGAATTTTTAAAAAGACATTGGTTACTTTCCAACATCGAAATTGACGATGGATGGAAAGGTGGTACTTTACCTGTTCCTTTCAAGGGAGCTCAAAGTTCATCTCTAAAATTTGGTGGTCTTACTGCCGAAGGCGATGTGGCTGAAGATAAGTATGTGCGTGGAGAAGTTACGGATTACCGTGAGCTTTGGGGTACATTACTTTTCAACCATAGAGATCTTTTAGAGCATGATGGAACTGTTAAGGAGAAATCATTTCTTAGAATCCTTCCAGATGTAATCGAAGATTATATGGAGTGGATGAAAGAAAACACATCATTAAACATGCTTATCGGCTCAGCTAAAGATGCTGCGGCTGTTAACGGTACTATTGGTGCTGGTATTCAAGTTAAACGTCCAGACAGATTTAATATCAACGAAAAAATTCTAATTGACTCAGACACTCAAGCCGTAGTGGTTGGTTATGTTAGAACAATCGATATTAACTCTGGTGTTATCGTATTTTACAATGCGAGAACTGGTGGTGCTGTTCTTGATCTTTCTGCATATTTAATTGCTGATAATACAGTATTTTATGTAGACGGTGCGAACACTGATTCATTTACAAGTTTGAAAGATTCACTTCTTTCTGCTGCAAATGGTGGTTCTGCTACTCTTTATGGTCAGACTAAACTTGACTACCCATATCTACAAGCAATTCAGGTTGATGGTTCTTCTGTAACCGCTGTAAACATAATTGAAAAATTGTTTGATGGTTACACTAGAGTTAAAACTATTGGTAAAGGTATGCCAAACAAAGTGGTAATGGATTATAAAAATCTTGGTTCAATTATGAAAGTTCTTGAGCAAGATAAAGGTCAATATCACATCGATCAAAAGTCTACTAAAGTTAACGCTTATGGATGGACTGAGATCAAGATTATCGGTGTTAAGGGTAGTCTAGATATTATCGGCATTAATGAGATGGATGATGATTTCATGATGTATCTTGATATGAGAGCTATCAAATTCCATTCAAACGGTATGTTCAAGAAACGTACTGCTCCAGATGGTAAACAATACTACGAAGTGAGAACTACTGCTGGATATTTCTACCTATTAGATATGAGTCTATACGGTGAACTTATCCTCAACAGACCTTCTTACTGTGGGATCATGCACACAATTAGTTACTAATAAATACCTGGGGCTCTTAGGGGCCCCTTTTTTAGTTAAGGAATAGTGTATGGCTACTAGTGAACAAGAAAACAACACATCAAATTTATTAACGAATCTCAAGAGCCTCGTTAAGACCTATTTAATTCACGATGCAAACTCAAGAATCATAGCTGCGTATGAAGCAAAGCATGATGCCGTTGTTGGCGATCAATGTGTTTTAACTCGCTATGGATATAGAGTTAATGGATCTGGGATTAGTACACAGGTTAGATATAGACAAGAAACTAACGCAGCTTGGGATCCAGACGATCAGGGTTGGGATAATTCGCTTGCAGCGCATCCTTTACCATCTCCTGTAGTGGACATTGATTTACCATGATATTTGAACACTCAAGATTTGAAATTTGGAACCAACTTCAGCATATCTATAGACATAATTTGTCTGATTTTAGTTATATTAATGGTGCTTTGCCAGGAGTAACTAACGTTGAAGATGCATTAAATTATTTAGTAGCTGGATTTTATCCAAATTATGTTGGGCAGACTGCAACTCCAGCAGATTTACCAACAGGTTTAAATACGCCAAATCCAGGAGATGTCACTCCTACCTTAAATGACTATAGAGTTGTTTTAGATGATGGTGATGGGAAACAAGCTGGGTATAGATGGGAGCAGCGTGAAGGGGATGTTTCTCCTTTGTGGTACAAAATTTTTGATGTTGATTGGTCAACAGCTGGAATTTTAGCTGCATTAATGGACATCACTCAAGATGTTTATGTTTACCAAAAAGGCAAAACAGATCTTGATTCAAACGGCAATCCAGTTGTTGGTCTTTTTGCTGGCCAAAGAGTTTGGGGCGGTAATCTTACTACTCAAAACTTAACTTTAGATGCAAACAGTGTTGATAACACTGGATATATTCAAGTAAACGGAAACTTCAGACCAACCTTAGATGATGGCTGGGACTTAGGAACAGCTACAGAAAGATTTAAAGATGGATATTTTTCGAACTCAGTTTTAATAGACACGCTTTTATTAGCCGCAGGGCTTATTACAGATACATCTGGTCAAATCTCCTTTGATGATGAAAATCTAGTGACCACTGGTGATGTCACTGGTGGCTCGCTAGTTTCAGGAACATTTTTAGAAATGACCGAAATTACGACTCCAGCGAATGCAACTGCTGGAACCAATAGGTTGTATTTCAAGTCAGATGATAAACTTTATAAATTAAACGATGCTGGATCTGAGACCTTAGTAGGGCTTACCTTTACATCTTCTAATGACAACCGAATGATTAAATCAGATGGGGCCGGTGGAGATGCAATTCAGGAAACTGGCATCACTGTTACTGATTTAAACGAGATTCAAGGCGTTGCAAGTATTGCAATTGATAATCTTTTATTAGATGGCAACACTATAAGCTCAACTGATGTTAATGGAGATATTAATTTAACTCCAAACGGAGTTGGCCAGGTTGTTGCTGCTGCCTTTAGATCAACCGTATTAACAAATGATCGAATAAATGTTCCAAGAACTGATGGAACATTTACAAGTACGGCCCTAAATATTGATGGGTCAAATGCATTAACTGGTGCAACTAGTATTACAGTTGATAACTTATTATTAGATGGAAATGCACTTTCAACTAGTGCTGGAAATCTTGAGTTAAATGCTTTTGTTGACATTGAAGTATTTGATAACGTTATTCCAAATGCTGATGCTTCACACGCATTAGGGACTGGTGCATTAAGGTATACAAATTTATTTTTAAGCAACAATGTTGGTGATGGCACTAATACGTTTGTTGTTGGTGAGCTCTTAGAGTTAAGAAGTGCGTCTTATAGAGATTTCGCTAGAACCCTATCCGCACAAACTGGAGATTCATTATTTTATGATGCTGCTCAAAATGTTTGGATTGCATCTGCTCCAGATACAGAAATTTCTCATCCATCGCTTTCTAATTTAACAACTGGAGATGCTGGGCATACTCAATTTGCAATGTTAGCTGGTAGAGCTGGTGGACAGGCTATTCAGGGTGGTACAGCAGCTAGTGAAAATTTAATTCTAGAAAGTACAAGTAATGCAGCAAAAGGCAACATCTTATTAAGAGATGATCTTGCTCCAGAGACGGATTCTTCTTTTTCTGCTGGATGGAACGGAGTTGATTTAGGTGAAAACAGTTTAAGATACGCAAATATTTATTCAAGAGGTGAGCATTTTGGCCTTAGACCAGAAAATGTAACTTCCGGAACATTGCCAGCATCAGGTGCTAATAATGCTGGTCACCTTGTTTTTGCAACAGATAATAACAAACTATATGTTGATACTGGAACATCTTTCATAGTCGCTGGTATTTCAAAATATGCTCAAGACGTAGCATTTAACGGTATCGCAACAACAGTTAATGTTGACGTGAGTTCTCAGATAACTGATGCCAGGACTACTATTATTCAATTATTAGACAATTCAAATGATTTTGAGAGAATATATACAACGATAAAAGCAACTTCTGCCAGTAATGTAAGGATCGAAACAAACGCTCCTTTACCAGCAGGTTCATATCGACTCATCGTAATAGAGTAGGAGCAAATAATGCAAGTTTATGATCAATTAGAAGTAGCCCAGGCTGAAAATCTCAGTGCAGATTCAACCAGGAGCTTGTTGGGCCAGATTTGGTATAACACAACTACTGATCGAATGAGATTTTATGATGGAGCACTCAGAGCTGTTGTCACTGATGATGGAACTGAAACACTTACAAATAAAACTATTACCGGAAACATAATGGCCAGCTTCTCTCCCGATGGAGTAGAAACGGTTACATCTCCAGTAGCAAGTGGAACCTTAGTTCTAGAGGCATTAGCTCAAAATATGAGTAACAAAACTATCACCGCTTCAAAAGTTGGTGGTGGAGCTGCTTCAACTACAAATAAATTATTAGTATCAAGTGATACAAAAGCAAATCTTGATGCACTAGTTAGAGAAGAAAAAAGTTTATATTATGATGAAGATTCTAGCTCATTATTTTTAGACAATGGAACAGACCTTGTGCCAGTTGGATCAGGTGGTGGTGGAAACGATGTATTTTTCACTGAAAGATTTGAAGTAAACAATGCTTCTGATTTAAGAAGTGGTAATAACGCTACATTTCTAGGTGGCGGGTTACTTGTTGGTGTGCTGGCAGATGAAACTGCTTCTCCAATCTCTGGACTTAGATCAATTTCTTATACAAATGCTATAGGCGCAGAAAATGATTATGTAGCAGTTGAACAAATAACTCTTGCCGATAAACAAAAAGGGCAGACATTAGGGTCTATTCAATACTTTGATTATGCTGGTGATAAAGGTGATATTCAATTAATCATTTATGATGAAACTAACTCAAAAGAGTTAGCAAGGGTTGATATCGATCCAAATATTAATAGATACAACATTAATTATCTAACTCAGCCAAGTACTGCAATTATAACTTTCGGTATTCAAGTTATAGTTGCAAATAACGGTGCAATTTTATTATGGGATGAGATTGAGGGATCAAGTAATTCCCAAATTGAAAATTCAAGAGATCTTATCCAGTATGAATTATTAAGTGGTGCAAATGGATATGGCTCAACTGATAATAAGGTTAGAAGGCTAGATACCACTGTCAGATCCTTTGGTTCTGCAAACGGACTATTTGAAGTAGTTACAACTGCTGCCAATGGTACAGTTGTGAACGTACTTCAGGATTGTGAAATCCTAATTGAAAGAAGTGATTACGGATCAACAATTAGAGATGGTGGCTTATCGCTCAATGCTTCATCCTTAACTACAAATATTCAGTCAATTGCTCAATCGGAAAGAATAAGCATAGCGACAACTGGTGGGGCAAGTCAGTGGGATAGCTTTGGAACTAAACTAAATGCTGTTGCTGGTGATGTGATTAGGCCCCATGATACTGGAGCTTTTACGGCAACAATCGATGCGATTATGGCCATACATGCAGTTAAGCATGATGCTGTTACTGGTGTTATTTCTCAGGCTCAAATTCCAGAGAATAAATATAGTGGTGTTTTTGATGGAACTGCTGCTGGATCAGTTAGTACTGTAAGTGAAAACATTGCTGGTACTTTTACTGTGTCGAGAAACAGTTTGGGAAATTTTAATGTAAACTACAGCTCTTTGGGTTTAAATGTTATTCCAGCAATAACCGTTACCCCTAACTCAACCGCTGCCGGAACAGATATAACAACTACTGTTAACAACAGAACAGCTACAGACTTTGATGTTGTGTTTGAAGATATATCTGGAGTAAATTTCACTGATGCAGATTTTAGTGTGATCATATCTCTTCATGGGGTTGATCATAAAAGTCTAACCACAAACTTAGTTGAAGTTAGCCAGCCTATTTTATATGTAAAAGATTTAAAGGCGGCTAATACTGATGGAGGAACTTTTTCTGGTGGTGGTGTTTTTAACACAAGGGATTTGAACACTTTGGAGGGAGACACAAGTTTTGCCTCTTTAAGCGCAAACCAATTAACACTTGCCGCTGGGAAGTATGATATCTCTGGCTGGGGTATGGAATATGCCTCTTCGGGTACTAAGGGAACAAAAATACGTCTTAGAAACATTACCGATGCAACAACAGCTATTGTAGGTGGACAAGGTAATACTGGGGGTAATCTCTCCTCGGATAAAGATATGTTAGGCGGCATTGTTGAGATAGCATCTTCAAAAACATTTGAACTACAACACGCATGTACGACAACCACTGCNACTAATGGCTTTGGTGTTTCTACTAACTTTGGCGAACAAGAATTATACGCGCAGCTTAAAATTAAAAAGATTAAATAGGAGATACCATGACTTTGGCAGAAATTGATGCACTAACAATAGAGAGTTCATTTAACGAGCTCTTTCCTAGGATACTTGACCTCTCGGTTGTTCCTGTTGGGGAGCCATCTTACATGTTGGATCAAGACGATACGATGCCTTTTTATGACAGAGTTATTGTTCATCAAAACCTAGTAAAGCCAACGCTTCAAAACTTTCAGGATGAATTGGCTCAATATAAAGTTGAATTAACTGCTGAAGAAAATGCTAAAATTGCTGAAGCTGCAAGAGTTTCTGCCCTTAATGCTAGATGGAATGCATTGGCAGGTGTTAGGGGTGCAATGGATAAGGCTGGAGTTACTACTCCAAACCCAATGATTGAGCTTAAAAGAATTATAGATGAAAATGACGAAGCTACAATGGGACTATTAGAAGTTAAAGCAGTTGAATTTGATAATGAAGTTGCCGCTGCTGGATCCAGATCTCAAAGAAAACAAAACGGAAAATTAGCAAGAAAAGTATGCGAAGGGGTTTTAGATCTTATTGCTGGATATAACCTAGAAAGAACTTTAACAACTGCTCAAATTGATTCTTTGCAAGTCACTTTTTCAGATGCAAATAATTATTTAAGAAGCTCTCAACCGTGGGCAGCTAAAACTGCTATTGAAGCAATAGTCCCAGACGGGACACTTATAACTCAGGAAATGAAAGGTGACGGCACTTGATGAGCTTTCTGCATCGGGGCTATTGGGTTTATAGATGAAAGGAAAAGAGCTGGTTCAACTTGTACTATTAATCATGGTTCCGATAGCTGGTGCTATGGGATATGTACATGGAACATTTGTAACGAAGTATGAGCACAACCATGTTAGAAATGCTGTGAACAGAATAGACAATCTAATGTGTAAATTAGCGATACATCAAAAATTAGATAATGCAGAGGAGATCTGCACAAAAAGGAGAGATTAATGTCTGAAAAAGATCCTGTAAAAGTATTAGTTAAAGAAATGAAAAAGGCTGGATTAAATGTTGGTGAGGATGCTGCCAAATCTTTGGTAAAAGCTTTATTTGCCGCACTACCACAAGTAGTTCTTGCTTCTAAAAACAAGGTTGATGATATTCTTGTCGCAATCCTTCCGGTTATTGAGCCTCAAGTTATTAAACTGCTAGATAAGATCGACGGTGAGGTGGATGAAGAATAATCTGCAAAAGTATTTAGTGCAGATTATTAGAGATAAGTTTGTTCAAGCTTTTTTTAATAAAGTTATATTAAGGCTTGGCTGGTCTGCTTCTGGATTTCAAGGTTGGCTAGCCAAGTTTTTAGTTGAAAATGCTTTTGAATACATAGCCAAGCCTATTGTTCAATTTGTAATAACTAAGGGAATTTTGGTCTACGATATAGCGGACGGCCATTTTAAAATAAAGAAGATAAAAAAATCCAAGGACGAGGGCGATGATAAAACATATTGGGATACTATTTCTGATATCTAGTTGCTGTTTTACCATCAAAAAAGATGTTAGAAGAGTATGGTCAATGAAGTTCAACGAGTGTCGCTGTCAATGGTATTCTTTTAAAGAAGTTAAAAGCACAACAAAATTAGTTCCATGTGAAGATTTTTATTCTGAATATTTCCCTGATCGAGATATTCTAGTTAATGAAGAATACTGTGATGATCTTGTAGGCTTTTCTGCTGAATCATGGGCAAAAAATATAACTCCAAGAGGACGAGAATCAAAAAGGTGTTATGAGGGGAAATCATGCAAACGTTAAGTAATGGATATCAAAAACCAGAAACAGGTGATAGGGGTAATGTATTTTCCCAGCCCTGGAAGGTAATATTCAAAGAGTTAATGATCATACTCATGATGGAAATAACTCTGAAAAGCTAGATGCTCAGGCTGTTAATGCTTTATCTGGAACGATAATTCCAGGTGATTGGACTACGGTTGTTGCTGGTCAACAATTTAGAGCAGTAGTTACAATGCCAGGTAGTCTTGAGTTTGACACTACACATATCAGCTTAAGATTAAATAACATAACTCTTTTCTCTAAAGTTGAAAAAATAACGAATAACACTTTTTACGTTTATACTAATGACAACTCTACTACTGTGACGGTTATATACTCATGATGCAAACACGACCATTTGAAATTTCTGATTTTTCTGGTGGAATTACGGATAATTTCATTGATGGCAAAATGAATCAAGCTGAAGAGATGGACAACATCTTATTAACTACCAATAAAAAACCAATATCAAGACCTGGATCTGATGTTATAGATGCAACAACTAATCAAGTTCCAAATGGTCAACAAAGAATAAATGCTTTAATGCTTTATGATAACAGTACTTTATTAGCAAATAGCCTTAGAAAAATGTACCAGTATGACCCAGCAGGATTTATTACAATTGATGGGCCTACAGGAAATGATGCTTTTTCTGATGGTGATGCAAACAGTAATACAGCAAACACTTTTTGGAATGATCATATATTTTTCACTAATGATTCTTATTCTGTTCCAATGAAAATTTATAGAGATAGCCTGAGCACCCTTCAGGTTAGAAACGCTGGATTGCCTGATTTATCGAGCACTCCAACTATTGTTATAGGAGCTGCTGGAGCTTTATCTTATATATATGGATTTGCATTTTATGTTAAATACAATACTGGATTGAGAGAATTTGTAGATATAGGCCCTACAACTCAAGCACAAATATCTTTATCAAGTGATCCAGGTGGTAGTGCAAATACAATTAACGGCATTCCATCTCTGGCAAATGGAACAGATAATAATTTCGACACTGCAAATATCGTAGTTAAGATATACAGAACAATCGGTGACGGTAATGTTCTATATGAAATCGGTGAAGTTGCAAATGGTATATCAACTTTTAACGATAATAATGCTGATGCTGATATACAGACAAATGCAACAATTTATACAAATGGTGGGATACTAGATAATGATCCACCTCCAAGATGCAAGTATGTTCATGTTACAAACTCCATTGGATTTTATGGAAACATTAAAGATGATAATGGAAATATATTTTCAAACAGAATACTCCTGTCCGTAGTTAACGACCCTGACTCTGTTCCGAATGGAAACATAGTCGATGTTGATGATGAAAATCACAGGCGTTAGCTCGTTTGAGCATATCCCGATTGTATTTTGTAAAAGATTTATTTATCGATTAGATGGATTTTATGATGAATTTGGTGATGGTAACCCAACTCGCCAAAGAATCAGTGATTCAGTTGGGTGTGTTTCAAACAGGTCAATTGTTCCTACTTCCTTTGGAACATTTTTCGCTGGGAATGATGGGTTTTATTGGACAGATTCATATAAGGTTTTAAAGATATCAGATGAATTTAATAGTAGATATAAAGATGTTGTAAACAATAGCTCAAGGATTGATGGAGTTTACGATGAAAAAAATCAAAGAGTTATTTGGTCGGCAAAAAGAGGAGCATCCTCTAATGATGTGGACAGTTGTTTCGTACTTGATCTTACCTTTGGTGTTAAGCCCAATTCTTGTTTCACAACCTTTTCTGGTGGTGTTAATTTTGCTCCTACCTCTGTTATTATTTTTAATGATGAGTTTGTGAGGGGAGATTATAGAGGATACTTATTTAGGCATGACGAAAATATATTGACCGATAAGATAGTAGACACTTTATCTGCTCCATCCACATGGGATGAAACAACTTTAATATGGGATTATCAGTCTTGTTCCTTTAATTTTGGGACAACTTTTATGAGAAAATGGGTTACAAGAATTAATGTTATCCTGCAAAATGAAACAAATTTATCTTTAGCGATATTTAGCAATAATGATGATGGTAGAAGAATTTCTGAATTGGCACCAATAAGATTCAGGGGAAATGTGACCTGGGGTGATGATGATGTTGTCTGGGGTGATAGTTCTGTTATTTGGAATTACGATGGATTCATTGATGAGTTTAGAAGATTTCCAGCTAAGGGTTTGAGGTGTAACTTCAAAAAAATTCAAATTACAAATGCAATTGTTATTACTCATAATTCAGATGCCTATGGCGATGCAACTGTTGATAATATTGCAAAAACTGCTGTGCTAACTGATGATTGGCCATCAACTGTGAAGAGTTATCAAATATTTTTTGAATCTGATAATTATACAAGGGGTTATGATATTACATCTGTTTCTACCAATACAATTGTATATTCAGATGCAGATGATAACTCTCCAAACGGTACACAGAAATGGGTGATTAAAGGTAAGCCGAAAGGGGAAGCCTTAAGTCTTATCTCTCTTTGTATGCATTACGCTGTTATGGGTAAAACTCAAGAGGGATTTAGGCAGAGTGGTGTTGGGAATAATGCATGAGGCGAGTAGAGCTTTTATTAACAGAGATGCAGGACAAGTATGTTCGGGAGAACATACGCAGGATAAAGGGCTATCTTCAGAGTTTAGAGGAGAGAGTCGGAGAAGGTTCGAGTACAACGAACATAACAAACAACTTCTCAAGTTCGATCTGGAGCAGAGAGATAACAGAAGTACGCTTCAAGTTCTACGGAATCATTGGATTCTATAGCTCTGAGCAACTTTCAAACGGCAAAATACATTGTGTCAGTATTTAACAGTGTTGCTAATGAAACATCGTCTTTTGAAATGTTGGTAAAAAATGATGGGTCAGGATTAACTGATACAGTTTACGATAAAATAAATGGTGGCGTTGATTACACAATTGGTGCTGTCATAAATGTAAGTGATATGGAATTACGGTTAACAAACAATGAAGCCAATAGCTTAGATGTAACTATTGTACGTGTAGGCTTTTAAGGAGGAATGGTATGGCTAGGGATTTATTTAGAGTAGAGAAGGGGCTGGGCATTGAAGATGTCAATGGTAACGGCCTAGTAGAGTTTTTATCTGGGATAGCGGTTCCAGATGGCTTGGGTGATCAGGCCGCAGCTCCAATTGGATCATTATATGTTAGATCTGGTGCTGGTGAGCTTTAATCAAAAAATTAGCAAACGCAGGAAACTCAGCGGACTGGGAGCTTAATGGTTCTAGTTCTGGTGTTATTAGTAGATGGAGAAACGAATCTATTTTGCTTACATACTGGAAATAATCTTGCAGCAGGAGCATTTGATGTAACTACATTAACAGACCTAGAAAGCGTTTTGGTTGTGGGTGACGTTCCTGTAAATGGATATATATCTGATGGAGCTGGAAATCTTTGGGAAATTACAGCTAACGGATCTTTCCCAACTATTACAATCGCTGCGGCTGGTACAGCTCCAGTAGAGGGTGATGCATTTATTACTAAGAAGTACTTACCAGATAGTGGAGCTTCACAAGAGAATCAAGCTGGTATCTTATTTACTTCAGGTGCCTTCATTAAGATATTTGATATTGATTGGGACTTTGCTACAGGTATTAATTTATCTGGTGGTTATTCAGCAGTTAACGGAACAATTACTAATGCTGATAACGTAGAGACTGCAATTGAAAAACTTGATGGTAACCAATTAGACCTAACAACTTTAAGTGGTGTGTCTCAAGGGTCAATTGACCTAGGTACTTTTACTGGAGCCACAATTCCAGATAGCACAGACTGTTAAGCAAGCTCTCCAAGCATTAGAAACCGCACACGAAGAGGTTGATCAAAACGTCAATGATCTTATTACTTTATCTGGTAGACTAGAGAACAGTGCTGATCAAGGTGTTATGCCAGGTGATATCTTAAGTGATTCAGCTACTAACAATGCTTTATTTCAAGAGATTGACAACGAGTTAACAAGACAGCGCGGTAAATCTAGTTCTGCTGGTATCACTGGTGGGTTTGTAACTGTTGATAGTGTTTTGGTTGATAGTGTTTTGGCTTGTACTTGGCAGGTTAGAGTTAACGAAGCCGCTACTCAAAACGTTAAAGCTTATGATGTATTTGCTTCTCATGATGGAACAGCAGGTGCTGATGCTGTTAGCGTTGATGATAATAAGTCAAAAATATTAAAAATTGGTTCTAGCTTTAACGAATCAGTACAGGTTATCTTAGTCGGATCTGGAGCTGGTCAAACAATGGAGCTACAGTTTAATTCAACAGACACTATTGATGTAAATGTTAAAAGGATTGAAACTCTATTCTAATGGATATCGATAAAGCTTTTGAAGCTCAAAACGGATTTACAGTTGAAACAGACGATGATACAGGGGCCTTCTACACAGGGGGCTCTGCATCTCCAGTTGGGTTAGATCTACCAACTAGAACCATCTATGTTCAAACCAATCCAAGCTCAAAGGTTTTAATATGGCAAAAGTTTAATACTGGTGTAAATGATTGGAGGCAGTTGTCTGCTGAAGATATTCCATTCAACGATACTGGTCTAGACATAACTGCTGCAAATGTTCAAGGAGCTATAGAGACACAAGTTAATAGGCATTATGGCAAAGATTTTGATTTCCAAATAAAGACTGCCAGTGAAACGACCACAGGAAATGCGTTTAATGTATACGACACTTTAACATTTAATGTTTCTGATGCGAGTGGAATCAATAGGTATAGATTGGCCTGGAATTATTTTTGGGGCCACAATTCAGCAGCTAATGATATAAGAGCTCAACACATGTTAGACAATAATAATATATTTGAAATGAGAAAAGAGCCAAAAGATAGCGGAGGGGATCAACGAATTGATGGGAGCTTTGTTCATTATGCTGATAACCTTTCTAACGGATCCCATTCAATAGCTATACAATACAGGCCAGCAACATCAAGTAGAACATCTAGAATGTATAGAAGTGTATTAGAAGTCTGGAGGGTAGGGTAATGGCAAGTCAATTCACGTATAGCACAACAAATGACACTTTAAACGCTAAAGTGGACATAGGTAAACTAAATCAAGAGATACTAGATTCGAACATTATAATAGCCATTGATTCAATGAACACATCCGGTGACAATATAAATATCAACTTTAAAGCCAATATATCTTCATCTGAAGAAACAACACTGAATGGATTGGTAGCTGTTCATGATGGTGGGTCTATACTAGAGGCTGAGATTGTAAAGATTGAAGGTCAAGAATATAGCGATGAAGGCAATATTGTTCAGAGATCTATTCCACAAAAAACACAAGAAAAAACTTATTCAAGGGCTACGCATGATTTCTGTAATAAATGTACTTGGTATTATAAATCAGTAAGAGTTACTGATGAAATTCTAGGCCTTAAGTCTGGCAATACATACGAAGCTGATAACGATTATTTTATCGATGTAATAAATGGAATTATTAACAGACAAGATATTCATCAAGCTTATGCAATTGAAGTTAAAATAGATGATATAGTTCAAACATCTGGATACATAATAAATCATAAAGATGGAGAGATTACTTTTACATCTGCTCCAGGTGGAGCTGTTAAATGCTCATATTCATATGCAACGACTAGCGAATGGTCGTTACAAGCACCACAAGGGACTAATTTAATTATAGAACACTCAGAAGTTCAATTTACTGATGATGTGTTAATGAGTGATGTTATGAAGTTTGAAATATGGATAACTCATCCAGTATATGGAAGAATCCCTGGCGAAACTATTAAATACAACTCAATAAGAGATATTATAAATGAATCAAATCTTGGGTTTACTGTTCCATCCATGCCTGGAGTTGGAAGGCCGTTAGTTATATTTCCCTTTAATTATGTGGGGGAGAAAATAATGGACTCAGGCTTAGATGCAGAACTTATAATTAGTTGTGAAAATCATGAAGAGATCACTGGAACATACGGGACAGCTACATTTTATCTGATCGAGAGGTCTGCATGACAGAGTGGATTTTAAAATTATTTAAACCATTTATAGTCTGGCTTGGTAGTGTCCATTTCCCATACACAAAAAAGAAAATCACTGGAAAAGAGTATTATAGATGGAGAGATAAAATAAGAACTGGAGACATCATTCTCTCTACAACTAATGGAGAGTTATCAAATCTGATAAACCCATCAATTATAAAGCATGGCAGCATTTATATTGGCAAAAGAAATGGGCCTATATGCTATGTGAGTGAGGCAATTGGAGTTGGAGTAGTTCAAACCGATTTAGTCACACATTTGCTATCTAAGGATATTGTTGTTGTAGTTAGGCCAAAGTTTAAGTTTTCCAAAAAAGCGGTTAAAAATAATGCTATTTCGAGGCATGGTAAGGAATATGACTACTTATTCGATTTTAGCAACAAATCCTATTACTGTTTTGAGCATGTTGCAATGTGCTTCCCTGACCAAGAACTAGAAAAAACAGCCCTATTGGGGCATAATTATTATGACTATACTACTTTTCTTGAAGATCAAGAGAGATTTGAGGTCGTAATGGACAGCAGACGAGGTGCATGATTATGGCCAAATATTGGACTTTAGAAGAAATTCAAACAAAAGTGAGAAGAGATCTCGATCTTGAGGGTGAAGTTTTCATCACAGAGGATGAACTTATTGATTATATCAATGAGGGAATAGATGAAGCAGAGGCAGAGATACACGCTATTTATGAAGATTATTTCTTAACAGATTATTTTGTACCATTAGTAACAGGCGAAAAAGAGTATAGTTTACCCACAGATATCTATGCTCATAAAATAAGAAAAATCATATTCTCAGATGATCAGTCAAAAACTTATGAAGTTGCAAGAATTCCAGAGTCGGCAAAGTTTTCTGATATTGCATTAACTGAAAGATTTAGATCAACAGAGTTTTATAGATACTTAATCGTGAACACAACTCCAGGAGATCCAAAGGTTTACTTTGTTCCTGCGATTAGAGAAAATGACGCAGATCCATCCAGGATGAGAATTTGGTATTTAAGAAACGCAAATAGATTATCTATTAGTGCTGATGTCTGTGACATCCCTGAATTTGTTCATTTCGTTATTGCATATACAAAGTTAAGATGTATGGAAAAAGAAGGTCATATTGGTATGGATTCGTGGGCTCTAAAGACAGAGAGGCAAAGGCAGTTGATGGTTAACACACTGTCTAATATGATACCAGATGGAGCAACTAGAGTTGAGCCTGAAATGACATATTATGAGGAGTTATCGTAATGGGACAGGGTAGTAATTTAACACCACAAGAACAACAACAGCTACAAGCGGCTCAAGGTCAGCTTGGCAATTTAAGTGGAATACAATCTAGTGTTTCTGGCCTTCAATCTCAGCTTCAAAATTTAACTGGCTCTGGTCAGTTAATGAGTCAAGGCGATTCTGGATTGCTACAAGTTCCTGGTGGAACAAATAGATATGGAATAGCTAGGCCTGGATACCAACTATTACAATCTTCTCCTGGTGAGTTAGATCCAAGATTTTTACAAACTATGACTCCAGAGATTCAGGCTTTGTCTGATAAAGCAATGACTCAAGGTGATACTGCTGCTGCTCAATTGGCTCGTCAGAGACAGGGTTTAATGAGAGGAGCACAAACTGACCAGGCTCAAAGAACTGCTTCTCAAGGTGTTGCAACTGGGATGAGAAACCTTGCAATGAGAGGTGGAGCTTCAACTGGTGCAAGAGAGAGACTTCAAAGAGATTCTTCTAGACAATTAATGGGAGGACTCCAGGGAATAGGTAGACAAGATGCCCTTGCACAGCTTCAAAATTTTCTCAACAAGACGAAAGCAAATGAAAAATCAACTATTAGGTCAGACAGGTACATTTGCCCAAAAAATTCAAGAGGCAAATATTGGTAGACTTTCTCAAGACATCGAAAGACAAAACCAGAGAAATCTTGCTCAATACCAAGAGGATATGGGTGCTTATGCTGCAATTAAGTCTGGGAATGCTCAAGCTGCTGCTGCGTGTTTTGCAAAAGGATCCAAGGTGTTAATGAGTGATGGTTCTGAAAAAGAGATTCAAAATATTAATATCGGTGATCATATTGCTGAAGGTGGAATTGTTCACACATGCATTCAAGCTTTAACAGGTGAGATATTTGAGTATGAAGGTGTTAGGGTTACTGGTCGCCACGCAGTATTAGAAGATGGAAAATTTATTAGAGTACGAGACAGCGAAAAAGCTAGTCATATAGTTGATGGCCAAGTTGTATATTGCCTTGGAACAACTAAGTTTAGAATTGTTATTAACGATGTTATTTTTGCTGATTACTTTGAAACTGATGAGTATGAAGCATTAACAGAAGAGCAATCACTGGATAAATTAAATGCACTTATGGGTTAATTACGCAAAGGAAGAAGAGAATAAAGAAGTCATTCATAATGATGATGGATTTATTGCCTATAGAATAGTTGGTGACGAATTTTTCGTTACTGACTTTTATGTAAAAAAAGAAAAAAGGAGCCAAGGAATTGCGCTAGAATTAGCGCAAAGGGCAGAAGAAAATGCCAAAGAATATGGGTGTAATATCATGAGTTGCATGATTACTGTATCACCTCACAATAAAGATAATTTTAGTAGAAAAGTATATTTATTCACAAAGTTTGGTTTTGAGCCAAGGGACTGTGTTAACGGTTCCGTGCTAATGTATAAGGAGATTAGTCGTGAAATTTCTAAAGAAGATGCTTAATGATTTTTTTGCAATTGTTGATAACGATGGTGGTTTTTGGCAAATGCTAGCTGCTCCAGCAATCGGTGCTGGTATTGGCTTGCTAAAGAATGAATTAGTAGACAAGCCACAGCACAGCAGGATGCAAAAGGCCCAAGCTGAAATTACCAAATATTCTCCATGGACAGGAATGAAGGGGAAAACCTTAACTCCTCCATCTGCTTTTGGGTCAATGCTTCAGGGCGGCATGGCAGGGTTACAGCTTGGAATGGCTCAAAAAGCGGCAGGCCAAAACCAAGCAATGATGAAAGGAATGATGAACAATCAAGCTGCTCAAACAAATCTAATGAATCAACAAGCAGCGGCTTTGGCCCCACAAGCAGCGGCTCCGATGATGCAAGCACCAGTAATGAGCCCAGCAGCAGAACAATCTTATGTAGCTGCTCCACAATTTAGACAACCACAATCGCCTTGGATGGGAATGCAACAAGGGCCTATGATAGCAGGATATTAATATGGCAAGCGAATTAGAAGAATCAATCAGAAATCAGATTAAGCTTCAAAGGCAAAATCAAAAGTCTAATCAGCAAATGGCTCAGAATATGGCCAAAGGTTATGAGGCTACTCCAGATTTGTCTCCATTGGCTGGATTAGTTGATGCATGGACAGGGTCTCAATTTTCCAGGTCAATGCCACAACAAGAGACTGCCGAAGATAGGATGCGATTAATTAATTATTATAACCAACAAGCTGCTCAATCTGGACAGTCTGCACTTAAGTCTGAAATGGGCTTATTAAAGCAACTTGGAAAAAATTCTAAAGGCTCTAAAGGTAAGGATCTTACTGCAAATATGGTTAAAAAACTAAATGAAGGAAATGCGATACCAGATATGTTGTCAAATCTTCATGGAACCATTAAGGATAATTCTGATTTATTTGGCCCTATATCTGGAAGAATGGCATCGGCAAATCCATACAATACACAGGCTCAAAAGGTAGATGCAGAACTGAGGGCAAAATCTCAAGCCTTTGGTAAATTTATGGAAGGTGGAGTTTTAAGAAAAGAAGATGAAGAGAAATATAGAAAAATGTTTCCAAACCTTTCGGATACAAAGGAAGTCGCAGAAGAGAAGCTGACTATAGTTGATGATATATTAAGACAACGACAAGCATCCGATCTTGAGGCATTTAAAGCTCAGAACTACGACCTTACTGGGCTTGAGCTTCCAGAAAAAAAAGGATCTAAAAAATCCAGTGGGCCAAAAACTGGAGCAGTTGAAAGTGGATATGAATTTCTAGGCGGTGACCCAGGTGACCAAAGTAATTGGAGAAAAAAATAATGTCTAAGCCATGGGAAAAATACCAAAATAACTCTGGCAATAAGCCATGGGAAAAGTATGGGCAAACAGAAAACTTCACGGAAGAAAAAGCGGACATATCAGCAATGGATCGATTTATTGCGAAAAATTTCTCACAATCACCAGAGACAACGAAAGCGTTCCTCCAGAATAAATATCCAGAAATGGAAATCAAGCTCAAAGAGGGCAGAATCTTCGCTGCGAAAAAAGGCGAAAAAGATTTCAAAGCGTTAGATCCCGAAACAGGATTTTTCTCTTCAGACTTTTTGGCTGATGCCGGTGATGTAGCTTATGATGTTGGCTCGGGTATTGCCGAGGGAGCTGCGACTGCTGCTGGTGGTATTGCTGGTGCTCCGTTTGGTGGAGCTGGTGCCATCCCTGGTGCAATGATAGCTGGTGGAGCTGCATCTGCTGGATCTGAAGCAATTAGACAAAGACTTGGTCAGGCCATGGGAGTCCCTCAAGAGGTATCCATGGATGATGTCAAAATGGCTGGTGGTATTGGGGCTGTGTCTCCATTGTTATTTGGAACTGGTGCGAGTGCAAAACAAATTGCAAAAGCTGGAATTAAAGAATCTACTCAAAAGGGAATTTTAGGAAAAGCTTATAAAAAATTAACAAGAGATATTTTGCCATCCATTGGATCAACTATTTCCGGTGCTGATAAAGAAGCATTGAAAACTTATATTAAAGATCCAAGCGTTATCAGAGAGGTCGCTGAAAATGTATTTCAAAATACTGATGAAGCAGTCTCAAGAGCAAAAGAAATAGTTAGACAAGAGAAATCCGTGGTCGGTCAGCAAATGAACGAACACATGAGAGAGTCTGGAAAATCAATAGACATTGTGGATTTAAAACAAAAATTAAGAGGCAAGATAACAGAGCTTGAAAACCTTACTGAAAGAAGTCCTTCTCAAGATGATTACCTTGATCAGTTAAAGGGTCTTAAAGACAGGGCATTTAGCAATGTAACAAATGACGGATTGGTAGATATTCCTGACCAAATTGATGCAAACAGAATGTTTGACCTTCAAGACGAGCTAAAAAAATTCAAAGGCTCAAAAACTGTATTCGATGAAAAAACAGGTCGAGAAACAGTTGTTGATAAAAGATTCGCAGCAGAGGCATCTAATTTATATAAAGATTTGCAAGGTGAAGTTTCTAAGGTTTTTACAAACTCCAAGGAGCTCAAGTCAGACTATGCTCAAGTTCTTAAAAAAGATAGTTTTTTAAGAAATAGATTTAAGCAGAGCTCTGACTATCCAGAAAGAGATACCAATGCTCTTATGAAATTATCTAAAAATAAACAAACAAGAGATATAATGAGTAATATTGATCCTAAATTAGTTAAGGCCGGATCAGAGGCAAGGGGAGCATTTCAACTTTCTGATCCATCTTTAATACCCATCTCTGGTCAGGGGGTCGTTTCTACAGGTAGAATCGCAGCATCGTCTGCTATAGGTGCAAGGTTGGCTGGAGATGCTATAGGTGATACTAGAACTGGAGCTGCACTTGGTTTAATTGGTGGATCATTAATGGCAGGGCCAGCAGCGGTATCGAGAGTTGGTAGAGGTTTATATAATGTTGAGCGAGGCATACAAAAAATACCGTTAAGACCAGCAGAACAACAACAAACAATTTGGAACTTACTACAAAACAAGGATAATTAGTATGGAAAATTTCAGTAAATGCAGAGAAAAGAATCTAAAGACAAAAAGTATGGCAAGTATGACGATTATGAAATCGAATCCGCTGCTCGCACAATCATTGAAGCTGAAGAGATCAAGGCTGATTATGAAAAAATGAAGTACGTTAAAATGTGTCTTGAAGAAAAAAATGAAGCGTCTAATAAAGCGATCAAGTCTTTAAAAGATATGAGAGATGCTTATAAAAACATGAAAGAAGATAAAGACGACTATTAAAAAAGGGCTCTTTCGAGCCCTTTTTTTTTATTCAGTAAGACAGTTAATTTTTAGAAATTTCCAAGGCCTTAACATTTTCTTATGTGACCCAGGCTTTTTACACTCATATATTTTAGTGTCAATTTCAACTAAGCTATATGGATCCCTTCTGTGAACTCTCATCATATAATCAAGTTCAACATTATCAGCAATGGTAAAGCCATTCTTCACACTTCTAAGATGGCCAAAATAATAACACAACCTATCGGCTCGAACTTGGATGGCATGATCATTTCCCTGGCAAGCTTCTTTGGCCTCTTGAGCCAAATATTCTCTAGGCAAACTGTCTACATCAACCAATTCGACCTTTGGCCCTGGTGGATCTTCAGCAAGAATGTTCGCTGAGAAGATCATTAAAAATAAAACTAAAAGCTTCATACGCTCCCCCTATTTAGTTTGTTAAAGAACACGACTTCCACAATTCTACCAGAAAATAAATCATCTCCAAAACGATAAGATTCAGAGTGTAAATATCTTGGCTCAAAAAACAAAGCCCTATTCCATAATGATGGAATAAATGCAGTGATATCCCACTGTGAGTGATCTAACTTGTTGTTTTTGCTAAGTAATCTTTCGGCCTTGAGCTGAGATCCGATGTCGGATATGACCTCCATTTGGGAGTAAGCCTTGACCCATTCATCAACTATTTCATCGTTCATATAATGATGGCCCAGAGTGCGATGTTTCAGTAGTTTCGTTCCGTCCTCTGGGCCAAGTTGACTTGGTATATTCAGGTATATCAAGCCAATAAAATCGTAATCGTCATAGTGTATATAATTTGTATTATAAGGATTTTTTATAGTTAAATTAAAATGTCTGTTCTTAAAAGCACTCGTAACTTCACATCCAAAAATTTCTTTCCAATCATATTTGTTAATTTCACTGTCTTTTATATGATATCCAGATTCACAAAAAACTCGATCCCATGGAGTAATCTCTCTACATGGTCGATTCTCCATAAAGGTTTTTATGGCCTGTTCTCTTGCAAGGTGTGGGTCTTTATAGAAATTATCTACTACATTAATAAACAACTCTTATCCTCCATGAGAAATTTAAAGTACAAATAACAGGCCATCACATCTGATTCAGCATTGTGATGATTAAGTGGAAATCCAATTCTCTCTGCACATATATCAAGTTTGTTCTGTTTATATCCATACATCCTTCCCATCTTTATCGTACTTATTCGGTGGTCATTGTTGAATATTTTTTCGAATGATCTCTCAAGCTCTCGTCTTTGAAAAAAATGGTAGTTGAATTTATAATCAAACCAATTAAGGTCATGACTAATAAAAATAATAGGATGGTTCCCTTCGTGTTTAAAGGGTTTAAAAAAGTGAAGCATCTCAATAGCGGTAGTTCTTGGATCTGGGAATTGCATAGCCTCTGTAAATGAATAGCCATGTATCTCCGCTGATTCTTCGTTCCAATATTTTTTTGATTCTGGTCTTGCATAAAAAGTTTTCTTATCTTTAATATCTAAACTGTAATCAGTAATTATTGTTGACTGTGCGATCATATCACTCCCAAGGGGGTCATATTTATTTGTAGTCTCACAGTCAACAAAGGCTAGGTATTTATTTTCCGTACTGGGAAGGGATTCAATTATTTCCCTAAAACGGAATATCATCTGCTGTGAAGTCTGTTGTTGCTCCATTTTTTGTTGGCATTCCATTTTTCTGTTGAGCAGCTAAAATAGCTCCATCAAGGTTTAATCCATTAAGAACAGTAACGGCCTCAGCTTTTGCTAAAGTGTTTTTCATTGCTCCACCACCAATTGGATTTACCCATTGAACTTTTGGAGTTGATTTAATTTCTCCATCTTTAGTAGTCCACTCTTCAAGAATAACAGATAGCTCCACCTCTTGAGTTGTTGAAAGGCCCTTGCCGCCTTTACCGTCAGCAAGATCCATAAACGTTTTTGCTTGATAAAGGCCAGTTTTGGTTAGATCATTTGTAACTTTTTCAATTGTATTTTGAGTTAACCACGCATCCCAATAAACATTTAACCCTGAATCTTTAAGTCTAAACTTAACTTTCAAAAATGGTGTTTGCTTATTCCCTGATTTTCCAATTGCCCAATCTTGGGCCGTTGCTACATAATTTCCTGGTTCCATTCTATTCTCCTTCTTTTTGACCGATGATGATTTCCACTCGGTGTAAATAGTTTTTTAAAGTTGCTACATCTAAATCTTTTGATATCGCTTCTTTTATTTTTGAAGATGTTGCTTCATCTGATATCTCAATAAGTAATCCCTCGATCTGTCTCTTTAAAACATCTGGGGTTACCATTGACGACTTTTTAGCTTCACAGTAAGCAGGATAAGAAAGATCAACTTCATAAGGTAATCCAAATCTATTTTTCCCATCATGCCCAGGTCGTCTTTCAGTGTGGATAACACGTTGTCCAGTCTCCAAACCTTTTCCGTTATTAACTAGGGTTTTATAATTAGCAAACAAAACAGCATCAATTTGCTTCTTTATAAGTGAGCTTGCTTTTGCGTGAAGCTCTAATTCATATCTAGCATACGGCTCAGTTAAGGTTGGATCATTAAAATTCTTAACAACATTGTGTGCAATTAAGATAACATTTTTCCCTGCATTTCTAAGCTCTTCACATATATCAATAAATTCCTGCCATTCATCCAGGCAAAATATGTAGCCTTGTTTAAATCCAAAATCTTCAATTGATTTGTGAACTTTCCCTTTGACTGGTTTTCTTTTGCAAGTTGCATCCCAGATAAGTTTTTCAAGTTTAGATAACGAATCAATAACAATTGTTTTAAAATCGGAGCCCATCGCCTCTTTCATTAATGAAGCTACGGAATGGAAGTCTCTGAGGTGGTCAGCTTCAATTCTGGTGGTATCGATTTCTGCTGACCCATCTTCAATGTCAATAAAAAGAGGCGATGGAGCTCCTGATGCAAAAGTAGACTTACCTACTCCTGGTACACCATATATAACGATAAAATCTGGTCTTTCTTTTCTGCCTTTACTTAATGGTAAATTGGACATTTTTTTCTCCTGCTAATAGCGGCTTANGTTGGGGCCATAAATATAATGGAATAGACTTTCTCTTAATCCACATCTTAACTGGTGCTGTATCATCGTAGCCGCAAAACGCAGCAACTTTTAATACCCCATTTGATTTAATATACTGTTTTAGTTTTTTAATTCGACGATTATTTTCAGTCTTAGTAACACGTTCCACAAAAAAAATCCTTTTACAAATATGTTTGACATCAGTTATAAATTGTTAAACACTAGATTGCAAGAGGGAAAATGGATAATATAAATCAAGGCACAGAAGAGTGGTTAGCGTGGAGAAGTAAAGGTATAGGGGGTTCTGATGTTCCTATTATAATGGGAGTGTCACCATACAAAACTCCACATCAACTCTGGGAAGAAAAAACTAATCCAACTCCACCTAAATCAGAAGATAACTATATCTTTAGAATTGGCCATGAAATGGAGCCAAAGGCCAGGGCTCTTTATGAAATACAAACAGGAATTATTGCACCACCATGCCTGGTAAAAAGAAAAGACAAAGAATGGCAGCGCGCATCACTTGATGGAAGATCTGCGTCTGGTGTAACCGTTGAAATTAAATACACTGGCAATGGAGAAAAATGGGAACTTGCTGGAAAGGGCATGATCCCAGATATGTATTACCCACAGGTACAATGGCAGCTTTATATCACTGGAGATCATAGGGCTGACTACGTTGCCTATAATGGCGAAGAGATTAGAATTATAAGTATCCAGCCTGATGTTTCTTATATAAAAAGAATGGCAGATCAAGTTGAAAAGTTCTATAAGCTAATTGAAAATAAAATTCCTCCAGAATTAAGTGATAAAGATTATTTAATTATAAGAGATAAAGAGTTACAAGGCTGGGGTAAGGAATACAAAAAGTATAAAGAGAGATCTGTTAAAGCTGCTCAAATGGCAGAAGAATTCAAATCAAAGATTATGGAGAGTGCTCTTATTAAGGAGCATACGAGATGTAGATTTTCTGGAGTAAAGATTAATACAGTTAATCGCAAAGGAAATGTTGACTATAAAAAATTATTGAAAGAAAATCTTCCAGATATTGATGTTGATCAATACAGGAAAAAATCTACAGTTTATAAGGAGATTAGGCTATGAGAAAAACCAGCATCCCTGGCATTAAGGGAGAGTTAATTGTTACTGAGAGTGAAATAATGGACAGAAAGACAGGTGCGTAAAACACCTTATCTTTCTTTTTCTGATGGGTTGAATGCTTGTGGTGTTTATCTTAATAAAGATACTAAGGCAGAGCTTGTTAAGTGGTTAAAGCCAGCAGCGAAGGCTAAGAAAACGGAGGAAACAAATGGATAACGTTATTGAAATGAATCAGGGTGAAAATATTAAAATTAAAAATCAGCAGTTAAATGATTATAATTTTTCTAGAGCATGGGGAACTTTAAAGGCATATCAATTTAGACCTAGGGTTTCTTATACGATTTCTTATATTGATAAGAAGATTCAGAGTCTCACAAGAGAAGCTGGTGAAGAGCTTCAAAAGCTTGCAAAGAAATATGGTGAACTTGATGATAGTGGTAATTTAAAGCCTGAGTTAAATGAGAAGGGAATGCCCGTCCCAGGAACTTTTAAACTCAAAGAAGATGTAGACAGAGAAGAATTCATTAAAGAACAAGGTGAGTTTATGGATATTGAACATGAACTTAACAAAAGAAAACTAGACGTTAATTCGCTTGAAGATGTAAAGCTTTCGGCGAATGACATATCAGCTTTAGAACCTATGCTCTGCGGCTTAGAGGATTAAAGTATTGGGGGCGAGAGCCCCCTTTTGATTATGTTAAAAAGTAAAAAACAAACTAATTCAAGAAAACCTTATACATGTGATAACTGTGACCAGCAATATCCAGTTTCATTTCCTGTCACAAACTACGTGTATAAGGTCGATGATAAATATACAACAGTAAAAATCTGCATTGATTGCGATAAATACTTTCAACGAGGTGATCCCAAATGGCTCCTATCGAAAAAGAGTTAATAGAATTAGTCCCAGGTCTGAAAGATGGAATGCCAACTGATGATGGTATGGAGCAAATTATTGTTCACATTAAAAACCTAGAAGAGATGGTGAGATTGTATCAAGAGAGATCACAAATTATATTCCAGATAATGGATAAAGCAGACTCGTTACCACTTATTAAATTATTAGCTAACCAGAAAAATATAACATTAAAAGAAAATGCTTAAGCTCCGAGACTATCAGTCTTACGGCAAGCAATTATTGGCCAGAGCATTTAAACAGGGACAAATGCACGTTCTCTTATGGCTAGCAACTGGTGGAGGTAAGACAGCAACATTTGTTGATATCGCTTTTTCTGCCTTAAAAAAGGGCAAGAAAGTTTTTATCATTATCAGAAGATCAGATCTAATTCTTCAAACTGCATCTGCATTTGAGAAATTCACAGGACATAAACCAAGCATAATCATGGCACAAATCAAGGGATTTGACCCATCCAATAATATTCAGATAGCCTCAATAGATACTATTTGGAGAAGAATTGAAAAACCTGATTATACTTTTCTACTTGATTTTGATCTTCTTATCATCGACGAAGCACACGACACCGCCGGAGAAACCAGCGACTCAAAAAAATACATCCAATTCCTACAAAGATTCAAAGAAAAACCATGGATCGGAGTAACAGCAACTCCATTTAATACTGGAAATAAATATCTTGAAATGTGGGATGATATTGTAAAACCCATTGAGCCAGTTGAGCTTAGAGATCAAGGTTATTTAACGCCAGAGAGAACCTACGCTCCAAAGAAAATAGATGTATCGGGAATTAAATCAAGGGGTGGTGATTTTGATCAAAAATCTCTAGCTCAAAGAGCAAGTGAATCAAAGATTGTAGGCGATATTGTTGAAACATGGGAAAAATTCGGAGAGAATAGACCTACTATATTATTTGCTGTGAACATTGAACACTCAAAAATTATGGCAGAAGCATTTAGACAGGGAGGGATAGATGCGATCCACTGCGACCAAAGCCACAATAAAGACGAGCGACAAAGTGCGATTCAAAAACTCAAGAAAGGAACTATTAAAATCCTCTGTAATGTTAATATCTTTTCAACAGGAGTTGATATACCTCAAGCATCATGTGGTATTTTTGCAAGACCAACTCAGTCTGAGATCCTCTATGTGCAGCAAGTTGGCAGAATCCTTAGACCCTACAAAAGATGCGCAAGATGTAATCACGACAACGGAGCTGAGAGAGTTTGTGGAAGATGTGGATCAGATCAATTCTCTTATGAAAAACCTGATGCGATCATTCTCGACCACGCAAACAATTGCGAAAGATTTGGTCTGGCATACTCAAAAAGATATGCAAGGCTCAGAAGAGACACATCCAAAAAATCTTCTAAACAAAGTGATGTAGCTCAAACCAAAACTTGCGAAGAATGCTTTGCTGTTTATGAAGCAAATATCTTAGAATGTCCGATGTGTGAGCACATTAATGAATCAACACAAAGGGCAATTAAGCATGAAAAAGGGGAGCTAGAGCTCATTCAAGAAAATAAACTCAAATATAATAAGTACCTTAAAATAAAAAATGATTTAATTAAGTTCTCAAATCCTAATTGGAAACCATCTGCTAAATGGCTTAAGCTATATGAAAAGTATGGGGAGGAGATCTTTGAACATAAAAGTGAATTGGAGATGCCAGGATGGGTACGCAGACAAGTCAACAAATTAATTGCAAAGGAAGCACAGAAAAACATCAGCAGACTGTAAAGCAAGTATTATTGGAAGTATCAAGAACTAAATTTGCAAGAGCATGGTCAAACAATACAGGGGTAGGAAAAGATATTTCTGGTGAGAGAATCATTCGCTTTGGTCTTAAGGGATCGTCAGATATTATAGGTATCTATAAAGGACTGTTTCTAGGAATAGAGGTTAAAACTGGTAGCGCAAAACAGTCTAAAGATCAAAAGAGATTTCAGAATATGATTGACAAGATGGGGGGCATTTATGTAGTTATTACTGATAAGAATGTTAATCAACTGTTAAACATATTGGAGAGTGAGTATGCTAGGACTAACTGAAATCGCATTATTATATTTACCAATGTCAATTCCCTATGTATGGGCAGGAAATGATGTGCAGACAGGGCTTGATTGTTCGGGGTTTGTCTGCGAAATTTCACGAGCTGCTGGGAAATTAGATAAAAGAGATCTTAATTCACAGGGTTTGTTTGAACATTTTTCAAAAATAGCAAAAGGCTCTGGCATAGCAAAAGATTCAGTCTTATTCTTTGGTAAAAGTGTAGATAGCATTGTCCACGTTTCAATTGCAATTAATCATCACCAGATGATCGAATCGGCAGGAGAGGGGCGTGAACAAAATAATAAAGGCTACGTTAGAATCAGACCAATTTCTTGGAGAAAAGATTTGGTTGCTGCTTTGAAGGTTAAATGATGGAAAAAACATTTGAACATTTAACAAAAAGAGAAAGGGCGATGCTTAAAATGGATGATAATAAATTCAAAATGATGCTTGGTAAAGATTATGGATTAATTGACATGATTAAAGATGGGGCCATCGTAATTACTGGTGAAAAGATTTGCAAAGTAACCGGAACAAGTGAACTGGTTTATAGGGTTAGCCAGTAAAATAAAAAAACCCGCAGGTTGTGCAAGTGATTAGGAATTCCCAAACTCTTAGCACGCCCCCGAAGTCTTTTAATGATCGAATATTAATAATAACACAAAATGAGTTAAATATAAAAACAGCAATTAAAAGCCTAAAAAAATATACGATTTAATGGAGCAATGATCCAATGAAAAAATACACAAAAGAAGATTTAAAAACATTTGAGAAAGACGAATATGGCAGAATAATCTTCCCTACTGGTGATTATTCAGCGATTAAATCATTTCCAAGTGGTTCAAGTTTTGGAAGTGGTTCAAGTTTTGGAAGTGATTCAAGTTTTGGAAGATATTCAATATTTGGAAGTTGTTCAAGTTTTGGAAGTGATTCAAGTTTTGGAAGTGATTCAAGTTTTGGAAGTCGTTCAAGTTTTGGAAGTCGTTCAAGTTTTGGAAGTCGTTCAAGTTTTGGAAGTCGTTCAAGTTTTGGAAATGGTTCAAGATTTGGAAATGAATGTACCTACAATGAAATAAAGCTAAGATACAATGACCCATTAACCCTTTTAACCAATTTATATGAGTATGATATATATCTTTGGTTTACAGATAAAAATACCGTTGTCATACAATGTGGCTGTATGTTTTTTAATTCCTTGGATGAAGCTTTTAGCGAGCTAAGAAGGCGTGGCGGTGGTGATGAATTAGAATTAATCTTGGAGTTGATTGTTAGTAGGAGTTTGAATGAGTGATTATATAGGAATATTGATGGGAGGCTATTTAGATGAGAGCGATAGGCCAATGGATAGACCCGAGCTTAATAAAAGAATTAAACGCCTAGAATCTGCATTAATTGAGGGGATTAAGAGTGAGTAAAAGATGGGATTCTTCTTCCAATGAGTTTAAAGAGGATAAGAATATTGATATATTCATTGAAGAAATATCTAAGGTTTGTAAGAAATATAATATGAGCATATCACATGAGGATGGTCATGGCGGTTTTATAATTGAAAGGTTTTGCGCTGACAATATTGAATGGCTTAAGAATGCTTCATTTGATTCTCAGGAAATACTTGAGGAACAATCTTGAACGAGCTCCCACATTGGTACGATTCTTGGCGATTAGATAATGGTGAAAAATACAACTTCATCTGCGAGGTCTGTCAAGAAACATTTCCCATAGAACAAGTGGCAGAATATTCAGACAATTGGATCTGTCTTGAGTGCGACAAAAAACAATAGTTTATCTTAACACTCTGGAAAAATTTGACATAACATCCAAGCTTATTTCTATAATAGAATAAAGAAACAAGGATGTTAAAATGAAAATAACTATAGAAGTACTTGACACAGGTCACTATATTGAAGTTTTTGAAAATGGAGATCTTAACTCAAATCCAGACTCCAAAAACTACGTTGGTAAATGGCACGGTGTCCACAGCTTTCTAAGAAAATTACTCTACAAACCAAACCCAAAATTCAATCCAATAAAAAATAAAAAAGATAAAAAAGAAAAA